TCCAAATTGGTATACTTCTTATTGAAAGTTTCTACTAGAATCTTATAAGTAAGTAATCTCAAATCTTTCTCTTGTTTTTTATATGATTCGATGAGTTTGATATTGTCCGAATCTACAGATTTTATTGATTGTTTAGTTGCTATGTTCTCAACCAATGTTTGTTTTGAATCAAATATATCTTTGACATCATATTCGGAATTACTGGATTCAAACATCTTATATATAGAAGCCAACACCTTATAATTTGAAACGGGCGATGACAAAAATTGCGTTATATCAAATTTTTCAGTTATCGCCTTTACCAGATTATACTTTTCAGTTAGAAGTTTGGATTCATTTATACGAGTTCGAGCAATCAATACGGCATCGACAAACTTTTCTGCCTTTTCAGTTGTATTATATTTTTCCTTTTGTAGTAATTCATACAATCTCAACTCTTTATTCAATTCAGTGGATGGGGAAAAGTATTTGGCAACAATATGCTTAGCATGTTCATTCTTATCACCGTTCAATACTTCCAATGTTATCTGTCTCACAAGCAATTCGAATAGTATCCCCGTATTCTTGTATTTTGAATGTTTAATTTTCTTCATTATTTAATTATAAATTAAGCACAATTTGTAATTATACATATAAATATAACGATTTTAATCTTTACTAAAATTTTATGTTATTTTATCGTATCCAATATATTATTTTCATCTAAAAAAGTTGTTTCTTCTCCCAATAACTTCTTTTTGGAAGATATACCATTTATATATTGCGTAGCCGCATGCTTGCCGGCTGTATAATTCTTACCCTCACGCTTCAATTCTTCGGTATTTTCCTTATGCCCCAATGGGTCTCTACCATATGGATGTTTATCCTTACCGTATGTGTTGCCTTCTTTGGGTCTACCACCCACATCTTGAACTTTTGCCAACTCCTCAATTTCCTGTTCTACATTGGTTTGTTGCGGTGGATTTGCGGGGTCTTGCCCTTGCTGTTCTATTGCGTTGTAACGATACATAGATTTCATATCTTGAACTACTTTAGCACGTTCAAGACTAATATCATCCTTACTCAATCCGAATATATTTTCATACTGCCAATCAGTCGAAAACATTTTCAATTGCTGCATACTATTAGCTAATGTAACCTTTTCAGACCAAAGATTTATCTTTTCTTGCTCATAAATTGTAGAAGCATTAGTAAGTGATAATTCAAAATTAGTCATTTCAGCATCCGTTATACCCTGTGCAGCCAAGTGTACTATTGCTATTTTTGTCAATTCACTTACAACAGTTCTTTGAATTCTTTCGATGGTTCGGGCGAATCGAACATCTTCAGCCGCTAAAGTAGCCTTACCATTTACATTTTCATCATACGCCAAATACGCTTTGGGTATTCGCAGTGCGGCAAATAATTTATGTTTTAGATAATCAATGTCCTCAATTGCCATATAATTCAACCCACCCAACGTATCAATTGATGTACCACTGTCACCCCCACGAACTGGTAAATAAAAATCTTCGGTAAGGTTTTGTATGTTATACTTTAAGTTGTATTCGCCTGTATTTTGGTCTACGAATGGAGTTTTCTTCATCCGATTCATAATCTTTTGCATATAGTTATCAACTTCGGTTGGGTTTATATTACCGATGTCGATTTTGAATACACGTTTATCAGGGGCTCTCATAATACGATGTATCAACATAGCATCTTCCATCAATGATAATTGTTTCCAAACACGGCGAGCGCCTTCAATCATTGACTTACCATATGGTAAAAAATTGGTGTCAGAAAGAAGTCTGAAATGAGCCATTTCATAGTTTTCATAATTAGATTTCCCCAACATATCTTGCTCCACCTTAAATTTGACATAGTTGGAATTATTAGGGTCTCCACCCTCAATACGTTCGGTATAATATATTGATTGGGGAATAATATTCATAATACCCTGCCCCTCACCAATCTCAAGTGTCAAAAAGAAATCACCATATTTTACAAGATTGCGTATCCACGGCCACAAATTGAATTCAACATTTAGTACATCATAAAATAAATTGTCCAGCAACACTTTGATTTCTTCGTTGGATGACCGTATTTGTAGAACTTCACCAAATTCGTTTTTGGTCGTGGATTCATCTGCAAAAATGTCGAGCGCTGATGCTATGATTGGGTCGTTATCCATTGCATCATAATCACGGAAAAGTTCCCTACGAACCTGGTGGTATGCCATTGATTGTGCACTGGCCTGTGTTTCATAATATGAACGTTGTAATTTGGAATATCGGTCACGCAGCATTAATAGGTTTGTGTTTACCTGCCGTTCATCCGTATCTACAACTTTTCGTTTACCATCTTTATCAATAGTTACGATTGCCTGCGTTGAAAATAATTTCCTTAAATTATTAAAAAAATTATTATTTTGTTGTTCTGCCATATTCTGTTATTTTTATTTTTAAGGCGCCGTTTCCTTTCAAAACTCGATGATACTTATTGGATTCTATCAAAATAAAATCACCAACCTTCATAATTTTAGGTAACTGATTATCATATTGCATATACCAATTATCACATTCCAATATCTCAATTCTACGATTACGTCGGTCACGGTGCCATACCAACTCATTTGGGTCGGTATCCGCATCGAATACTCTATAAATAGTATTTCCCTGCTTAATATCGTTATAAGGTTTAGGTGTTTCCATTACCAATAAAAGTTTCCTTGTGTTATACCTAAAGACTTCCCATAGCGTGGAAGATTGCACGACCAGTAGCCAGCCGTTGTCCTATCTTTTTTATCTTCACAATTATGTCTTGCCGCAAATGCCTTTCGTGCCTCCGGATTACTTATCTTTGTACTCAAACCACCTTTACTATCTCCAAAATTCACTTTGATAATGTTTCCATTATCATTTTTCACATATACTTTATATTTCTTCGGACCGGAACTTCGCATTGGTTTATTTAAGTCCACACTCTTACCATTATATTCAGCCTCATTTACAGATTTTATTTCAATCGGAATATCCAATGCAACAATCGTTCCATTATAGTTTCCAACCTCACCGATGTTAGTCTGTAGCAACCAAATATCATCGGTATTCACAATTTGTAATTCACCACACTCCCATAGATGTCTAGCTTCTCTGACCAATGCGTAGTATGAATTACTACCGGGCCTATATACACATTCTGATAATGGTTTTTTGTTATCCAAATGCCACTGCAACCCATCACTTATTTTACGTTTAACTAATAATTTCATTTTGGCTATAAGTATCGTATATCTTATAAATATAAAAAAAAATAAATTACAACCACTTACTTAAGTCCTCAACCTCACCCCCAACATTTATCTTCCAAGGGTCGTTATCCATAACAGCACTACCCCCATAGATACCACTATATGTTTGCGATGTGATACCCGATATAGTTGCCTTTGTCAAATCAATACCTTCCTGCCGTAACCTTAGAGCAGTGTCCCGAACCCACAACCCAATAGAAAGACTCATTACCAAATCATCATTATACCCACGCATTGCCTCAGCTCTGCCACCAAGCCAAATAAATGTAAATAACTCATCTATAAGTCTTTGAGAACGTACAGTAATTGATTTTTCCTTAAAATAATCTTCCAATTTTGATATAATAAGTGGTCTTGATTTTGATGTTGTTGAAAATCCAGCAACCAATCCACGATCCTCAGATCTATATTTATTTGTCATTTGTGTTGAAGTATCTACATATTTCAAATCCTTAGACATATAAAAAAGATTTTTATAATTTCGATCTATTACTTGTTGTATAGTAGCCCACCCAATGTTTGCATTTTCTATCACAAGCAACGCATCGTTGTATTCAGTTGCAAGTGATACCAAAAAATTACCAAAATCCTTAGTATCCATCTTACCCCTATATTCCGCAACTTGTGCTGAATTGGATACATCAAGTACATGACATGCTGAATAGTCTGCACCATCACCTCTGGCAACGTCAGCTACCACCATATATGTCTTGTTAAAATCGGGGTATTCCCACTTCCATAAATTACCATCAATACCACCCTTTTCGATTGGTGGTATTACATACGTTTCTTTATAAAACATCAGCAATTCCGGATCAATCACAGTATCACCGGAACTCACGAAATCTGCGTCACATTCTTGAGCGGCTTTCTTATGTCCTAACAATACTTCCTGGTCATCTCTCCATTTCTGGTCTCGTTCCGGATGAACAGTCCAATGTAATTTAATCGGATTAAATAGTTGATTCCCCTCTTCAGATTGAACCCACGTACGATGAAACCAATTACCAACACCATTTGGGGTTGAAAGTGCGATACAACTACCACCAGTGGATAACGTTGATTGTGCAGATGTCCAAATTTCATCAATATCTTCAATGAACGCACAATTATGACTTACAATTCCATCCGAAATATATTCACCATTGAGTTCCACGTCAGTAATACCATAAACTGTGAATACCCCATCTTCATATGAAATGTCGGAAACTACCTTGCCACCACACAATTCATCACCAATAATAATATTACTCGCTTCCAAAAACTCACCAGTCGGAAATTTGAAAAGATGGTTGTCCGTACATTTTGTCGATGTCCCATCAGTGAACGATATTGTAAACAACACATCCACTGCCGTGCAGTGTATACCGATAAAGTCGCTAAATCCGTCGGGCGTTTCGATCTGCCAATCATTTATTTGCTTATATATCATTTTTGAAAGTATATTTATTGTTAAACAATATCTTATAGGGTAGATATCCGTTAGTAGTACTGTACATTTGAGCTGCTATAACTTTGGTAAGAAATTCCCCCGATTCCAGCGATTCCCAATACCATTTATGCTTACCCTTTATTTCAATCAATCTGAACCTATCATTTTGTTTTATTTTGAAATCAACTCGATATATTCTAGCTACCCCACCCAATGTATATTCAACCGCGTCACCATCGAATATCTCAATATTGTTCTCCTCACAATATTGAATGAATCGTAATTCGGGTTTCGACTGGTAGTGTATCACATTGCCATTTTTCAAAGTGTATTCATGAAGTCTATAACTATGAGATTGTGCTGTCATGCATTTATTATACACATCCACATTTTGCATTGGGTTTTCTACACCATATTTTAGTATACTCGATTCCTTATATTTTTGCCTAAACTCATCTGTTTGAAAGTATGCACCCACACCGTACTTTTTTTGATTGCTCTTTTTAATTAAATCTTGAACCCATGCAAGTTGTGAAACATTTTCTACTTGATATTTGTCAAGCAATGCAGACTTACGGTTCACCTTCTGTTTTTCAACAACCCATTCAATTTGGTTTATGTCATCAACCCCATATATACGTTGCAGCACTCTCTTGTTCTGGAGTGCTGTTATACCCCCATACCTATCCAAATTCGTTTTTTGTACTTTTTCAAGTATGTCGGTGTTTTGCAATGGGTACTCTACCCCATATTTCTCTAAATTCGTTGCCTTTATGCGTGATGATAGTATAGGTGAACCGTGTAGTGTACCCCCATAACGGGCAACCGATGTATCCAAACTTTTTTGTTTTATTTCCGGCAATTGCTGACCCCACTCAACACCATACCTATCCATATTTGTACTGATAGTTGTTTCCTTGACCTGTTTCGATTTTGTGTGATGATCAACACCATATTTGGCAAGTACAGTCTTAATGTATTTAGTCTTGTATTCATCGGTAGCGGTCGAAAACACACCGTTATGATTTTTTATATTGGTGGCAATCATTTGTTCAACATTATTATAATTTCTGTCACCATATCGTTCAAATTTAGTTACTTTAACTTTTTCTGCGATACCGGCTACTTTACTAATATTATCGACACCATATTTAGCAAGTACTGCTTTTTTCGTATTTTCAGACTTGCGCTTACGTACCATCGGATTCTCACAACTGCATTTGAATGAACAATGTCGTTCATATCCCCTCACCACCGATATGAATTTGGTCGGATTGGTGCACGATGGGTTCTCGCATATATTCAACGTATCCGATGATTCATATTTTTTATAGTATTCTTCAAGAGAATATATTTCTCCTTTTTTAATATGAAAATAACTGATATGGTTTGAAAGCCCTTCGGCGCTTTTACATTCCTTGTTGCAAATTCTACATTTCAGATCCATTTTTGCGGATGTTAGATTGTCTGATACGTTATCTTTATTATAAATATAGACAAAATAAATTTCCGTTATTTTATCATAAATAATCGGTGGATTCATATAATTCACCGAGTTTCACCACTCTAACTTCCCCCGTTTCTTTGTTTCGGATAGAAATTTCTGTTTCAAAATTTTGGCATTCGTCAATTACGAGCAGCGACAGCGCCTCGCTTCTTCCGGCATCCGGAGATGATGCGATTGCTTTAATTTGAGAACCATTACTTAACTTCAAAGATAACTTGTTATCCTCCATAGCACCCCCCTTCAACCAAGTAGGTAGCAAATCATGCATTACCCTCACCTTAGTTACAAGGTTTTTAGCAACGTCCTGTTTTGTAGCAATAACCAATACGTTGAAATCCGAATTGAACAGCATCTTCCATAATGCATATCCAGCAGACAATGTGGATATACCAGTCTGGCGAGATTTTAATACAATATTGTAACGATTAGTTGCAAATTCCATCAATGTTTTCTCCTGAAATGGGTACAATTGAAATTGGATTTTACCCCGTACTGGATGTTGAATCATGCAGTACTTCTTCATAAAATGTACAGGATCTTGACTACATTTTACATATTCTTCAGCTACAATCTGTTTTAATGATTTTTTGGGTTGTATTATATTTGGATTCAGGTTAGCCATATTCGTTCTTTAATTATTTAGTGGGGTTACAATATCATAGTTTTTATCCTTTAACGATTCCCACGCAATTTTTCTTAGTTCTATAACTTCGTCCAATTCTTTTTGTACAATTTCCATATCCTGTGAAATTTGTGTACGTAACTCATCAGCATCCATCTCCATGCGCCACGTTTCAGTAGTTCCATTTTCGTTTATGTACTCATACTCTTGCTTAACGTCATTATATGCTTGTTTTAAGTTTGCCAAAATATCTATACCATGACTAATCATATTTGAATACATACGATATGTCTCATATTCAGTCCACAATCCATCCAACTTTATTTGCATCTCACGCTTCGTTAGACATGACAGACAAAAACCAGTCTTACCTATCAGTTTCTTATCAACGGAAGTATATTCGAATGTTTTACAGTCGGAAGATTTACATTCACCAAGTTCAGATAGGTATTGGCGAACTTCTGACATAGTTTCGGATATACTATTAGAGCGTATCCTGCCAAAAGATTTCTGCTCCCATCGGATTCCATCATCATCTACCCACACATCACCCACGTTCCTATGTATATCAGTTGTTTCAGATGGAAAGGCAAATTGTTTCGATTTATCATATTCACCAGTAAACACCATATCGGCCAATTTTCGGCGGGTAGGGTGCATAAAACTACGTTTGAACTCTGTACTCATATTTGTATATCAATTTAATATATATAAATATATAC